TATCAAAGAAATCTTTGGTCTCGGTAATCCGGGAACCATCATTAACGAGTTGAAGAAGAAGTCGGTCGAGGTGCCCGATTGGGGTGTCTTGATTAACGACTACGAGCCCACCAAGCACAAGATCGTGCATGACATGATTGGCCGTAAGGACAGACAACGTTCTGACGGAGTGGTGGAGAAAGCGTCTCGCATCTACATCGGTATGGAGAAGCTGTTGTCGCATCGCTACAACGAGTACACGTTCTCCATCCCTGTGAAGCGTGTGTATTCCAACCTCGAAGACAACCAGACGAGGGAGGATATTGCCAAGGCTATCGAGGCTATCTACAAGCATGCTCGCATAGATGCCGTGAACCTCAAGCGAGGCCTTGCCTACTACGCTGCCTGTGAGATTTTCACTATCTGGTACACCGTGGAACGTGAAAACACGCTCTATGGCTTCCCATCCAAGTACAAGCTGAAGTGTAAGACCTACTCGCCTATGGATGGCACGAAGCTGTACCCTCTCATTGACGAAATGGACGATATGCTTGCCATGTCGTTTGAGTACGTCAAGAAGGACGGTGAGAAGACCGTGACCTACTTCGAGACCTACACGGCTGACAAGCACTACCTCTGGAAGCAGGACGGTTCCGGTCCAGACGGATGGACTGAGGTTACCGCTGTCGTGACTGATGAGGGCATGATTCAGAGCGGTGAGAGCATCGAGATAATGAAGATACCTGGAGTGTACCTGCATCGTGTGGCTCCCGTCTATCATGGTCTCACTTACCTGCGTGAGGAAATGGAATACTCGCTGTCCCGTCACAGCGACGTGATAGCCTACAACTCGGCTCCTGTGCTGAAGATTACAGGTAAGATTATCGGTGACGAGAACAAGGGTGACAGCCGTCGTGCATGGCGCTTGGAGAATGGCGGTGATGTGGCATACGTTTCTTGGCAGCAGTCCGTGGAGGCTTTGAAGTACCACGTTGACATGCTGGTTAAGCTGTTCTTCATGCAGGCACAGATGCCTGACGTTTCCTTCGACAACTTGAAGGGTCTTGGCAGTATCGGCTATGATGCAAGGCAGACCCTCTTTACTGATGCTCACTTGAAGATTGGTGATGAGGCTGGCGCATGGATTGAGTTCCTGGAGCGCGAGTGCAACGTTATCAAGGCCTTCTTGAAGAAGATGAACGTCAAGTGGGAAAAGGAGATTGACAACGTAGATGTCGAGCATGTAATCACTCCGTTCGTCCAGAACGACGAGAAGTACGAGATCGAGAAGTGGATGAAGGCTAATGGCGACAAGCCTCTTGTCAGCCACTTGGAGTCCATCCGCAAGGCAGGTCTTTCAGACGACCCAGATGCCACATTCGAGGAGTACGAGAGAGAGCAGAACGCAAGCATGGAAAGCCGTATGCAAGATGTTCTTGGAGGCGGTTCAGCAGAATAACATTCAATCCCACATATTATGAAGAAGAGATTAGCAAAATGGTTTCTGTTGGTCGCCAAGCGTCTTGACCCAGAGACACACATCGAGAATGCGCAGGTCATAGAGGACTACGATGCGCAGAAGGTCGGTCTGACCTATGTTATCACCAAAAAGGACATCAAGGACTACCGCTTCAAGGAGGGCGCGAGAATGTCGCTGAGAGAGGGTAAGCGTTGTCTCATCAACGAAGTGCGAAAGAAGATCCGTGCCCACATCATCGGCTGTGTGGATGCCAAGAGGCTCATCGAGTACGACATCAAGGAAGAGGATGGCGGCTTCCGTGTGAGTGGAGAACTGAAGGTTTACGTTCCAAAGCGAGAAGCGTAATGGCAAGCCGTACAAAGAAACAGCCGGAGGTGTTGCACTTCTGCCGTGAATGTGCCAACGTGACCATCGTGACGAGATTCAACACCCTAAGCATACAGGGCAAGCCCACACTTGGTGAATGTCCGTATTGGACGGAATCAAGGTGTGTCCTGTTAAGCCAGGCAGCATGTAAGGAACATTTTAAGCCGAGGGTATAATGGCAAAGCCAAAGGGTATCAATCAGAAAGCCAAATGGAAAGCGCACTCTATTCGTCTTGCGAGATATGCGGATAGAGTGCAATCCGTTTATGATACCCTCAATCTCGAAGTGGCGAGGTTGGTTCTAAGGTCCGGCTATGACGGTTCCAAGCCCTTCCGCTTCTCAGACTATCCAGCT